GCATGAAGGAAGTGTTGTGTCGTTGGATGGTGACGAAATGAGTACGGCCAACAATGCCTATTTCGTCTTCGTCAAGTCTTTTGTAGTGCAAATTGATGCACAAGAAAGTTAAAACAAAGTCAAACAAGTTATTAATTCTTTAATTCAACAAAAAAATGGCAGAACAGAAAACTACCGTAAAAACCGCGATGCTGTACTACCGCACAGTTGGTAGCACGGGCGCGTACAGCCGTCTTAACGGACTTCTCAAGGGTTTCACGGTGTCGCAGGACGAACCGGATTCGACGGAAATCGAAGCCGAGTTCTACGATGTCCCGTGGGATATTGCCTATGAAGGCAACCCAATCACCTTCAACTTCGAACTTGCGAACTACTCGCTCGAGCAGTTGCCGACGTTCTTCGGCGGCACGTATGACTCCACCACCGACCGCTACGAGGGTGCGGCGAGCGTCACCACGACCGAGTGGGAGTGGGTCATCGAGTTCAAGCGTGGCCACAAGGCACTTGGCATCTACAAGGGTCTGACCATCGGCACACCGAAGAAGGATGAGGACGGTGCGTTCAACTACTCCGTGACCATCACTTCGACCCTCTACACCGACTCGAACGATGTGGACCACCTGTACTTCATCGACGACGCCTTTGAAGCGGGTGGCGCTGAATTTGAAGCGGTGAGCACGTCCATCAGCGGGTACAGCAGCAAGAACCCGATGACGGAAGGATGGTATGAAAGGACGGGCACTGACCCCGACTATTCCTACCGTCTGACTTGGGACACCGCCGTGGTCGATGGCAAGACCTACTACACCAAGGAGGATTAACGACTCTTTTCTTTTGTTTTCGTGAGCGTGGGGGTGCGTCATGGGTTCATCCCATCTCGTGCCCCTTTGTTCATGGAAGCAACGGAAACAAAAAAGTTCACGAAAAACAATGGAAACAAAAGATAATGAAATTGTAGAAGGTAAGACAGCGGTCACGACGTTGGAAGACTTCACGATAGACACCAAGCGTGACATCTTGGACATCATCAACGACGCGCCATCCTTGGTGCGGCTTGGTGACAAGGAATACCGCGTGAAAGACCTTCGGTATTACTCGCTGTACCGCATCTGCCGTCTGGTGATGGACATGCGGAAGGCGGACGAGACGTTGGATGAAGACCAGAAGGTCATCATGGCTTTGTGTACGGACTTGGACGCGATGTGTGAAATCATGGCCATCGTGCTTTGCAACCACATGTTCCGCCCATCGGACGATGCCGATGAAAGGAACGAAAGGTTGATACGCGAAATGAAAGTAAAGGTGATGAACAGCACCTATGATGCAAACCAATGGGCGGCTATCATCCTTGGGGCAATAAAATCGGTCGATTTGTCGGCTTTTTTTTTACTCAAAAAATCGGTGAGTACGCTTACGGATTCACTTCTGACGCGGAAGAAGAAGTCAATGGAGACAGCCTCACAGTTTATGGAAGCACTATCATTGCGGATGCCTCGGACTTCCTCCGGGCCTTCCCACAATACCGATTAGATGATTACCTCTTCCGTCTTTCATGCGCACAAATACAATTTATGGCCGTGGACAACACGCACACGAAGTATCTTCACGGTGCGGACAAGAAGGCTTGGACGAACTACAAGGAAGCGTACGAGGCACAGGCGAAGTTCGACAATTTCATAAAAGGCTTTGACAAGGTTGAAGACGGTGGGGGGCATGGACGTCAGGACTTGCCGCTCGGCAACGCAAAGAACAGAAAGAAAGGTAAGAACAAAAAATAAAACAAGATATAGACATGGCAGACAACGCTACAATTGTCATAGGAAGACTTGACACGAAGGAATTGGAAGAAGCGATAGACAACCTTGTGATGACCATCGATGATGGCATGCAAGATGCTACGGCGGCTTTCGATGATGGCATCACAAAGATGGAAGGCTATCTTACACGTCTTAATACGACGGCAAAGACCACCATCGCGGACATCCGTGATTCCTTTAAAGCCTTGGGAACGACGTATGATGACTTCGCCAAGGCCATGCAAGCGGCGGCGGCAGCGGCAGGCGGCAAAAGCGGCAAAGGTGGCAGTGGCGGCGGCAAAGTAACGAATAAATATACTGCAAACTCGGAGTATGGAGCATTGTTGGGCGAATTGGAAGCGGCAAAGAAGGATGCGGAAGAAATGCGGAGGGATTTGGCCGAGTTCAGTCCGGCGCTGGAACGTGCCAACCGTAAGATTGAAGAACTGACCCGCCGCATCAAGGAAGCCAAGTCTAATCCGATAACCTTGGATGATGTGATGTCCATGCGTGAAGATTCCGTCACGGCTATCACTGCCAAGATAAAAGCCTTGAAGAACATCAAAATAGGCAACGCTACGGAACAGGCTACGGTGACAGCAGAATTTCAACGGTTGAACAAGGTGCAGAAGGAAATGCTTGGCAACAATGCGCTTCTGACGGCATCGAACAACGGATTGGCACGTTCCTTCGGATATATCCGCAACCGGCTGGTCTATGCCTTGACATTGGGCGCGGCCACGAGTTTTGCAAAGCAGATATATGAAGTGCGGAGCCAGTATGAGTTGTTGGAAAGGTCGTTGGGCGTCCTCGTCGGTTCGTTTGAAACTGGTAGCCGCATGTTCCAAGAGTTGAACGACATGGCCTTGAAGTCACCCTTCACGTTGATGGAACTTGCGGGTGCGGCCAAGCAATTGACGGCATATAACTTCGCAGCAAATGAGGTGGTGAACACCACAAGAAGGCTGGCCGACCTGTCAGCCGCCTTGGGTGTGCCGATGGAACGATTGACGTACAACCTTGGACAGATACGCGCACAGACCGTCCTTACGGCACGTGATGCACGTGACTTTGCCAATGCCGGCCTTCCTATTGTCAAATCCTTGGCCGATTATTACACCGTCCTTGAAGGACGCATCGTAAGCACGGGCGACGTCTATCAAAGGATGTCAAAGAAGATGGTGTCCTATGAAGACGTCATCGCCGTTTTGAACAAGATGACGGATGAAGGCGGGCGGTTCTTCGACTTCCAAGCAAAGCAAGCACAAACGTTAAAGGTGCAATTGGCCAACTTGACCTTGGCTTGGAACAACATGCTGAACGAAATGGGCCGCGTGCATCAAGGTCTGTTGACGTTGCCGGTTTCCGGCTTGAAGGCCGTGTTCAAGAATTGGAAGGACATAAGCCGTTTGCTTTCCGAAATGATTATCGCCTTCGGAACGTACCGCGCGATAATGATGGCGATGGATGCTATCATGGGTAAGAACAACGCCACGATAGAAAAGCAGATTCTTGCTAATAAGCGGAAGATAGCCATCGACCTTGAACGCAAGGCATTGACACAACAGTTGACGGCGGCAGAAATGAAGACGCTTGCAACACGAAACATGGTGACGGCGGCGGATTATGAACAAATGTTGGCAGGACGGGCTTTGACAAAGCAGCAGGCATTGATGATGTTGGCCTTTAAACGGAAAAACTCCGAATTGGCTAACGCGTTGGTAAGCATGAAGTTGCTGACACAGGCGGAAGCCACGAATATAACTACTGGCAAAGCATTGGGACTTGTGTTTAAAAACATAGGGCTATCCATAAAAAACATGGCCGCATCGTTGGCGGCCTTCGCCGCATCGAACTGGGTGTTCATCGCCCTTGCTGCCATCTATGAACTTGGGCACGCATGGCATACTATGGCACAAAACATAAAGGAATTGAATCATAGCATAGCCGACAGTGCCAAGGAAAGTTTTGAATCCATAGATGAATACCTGAAGAACTACACCGACACGTTAAAACGTCTGTATAGAGTCACAAATGACACAAACGGCAAGGTTACTGCACAAGGCCAACCTTCTAATCTTTCAAACATTCCAGAGGAAGAAGCAACGAAGGCGTGGGAAGCCATGCGGGAAGAAATACAGAAAAGTGCGATGGCTTCAAACAACTTCCTTGCCAAATTGGAGGACATAGAAGATGTCAACGACCGCCTTCGCAAAGGGTTCGACTATCTTCAGCGTTTGCACGACCTTAACGGCGCATTGCAAGAAATCGACGAAAAGGCCATAAAGGTGTCAAAGACAGTCTTGTTGGGACTTTTCGGTGAAGGGTTGAAGGATGATGTCAAAGACTTCTTGAAATCGGCCGAAGAAATAAGATTGGCCTATGGTGACATTGAAAATGCCGCCGACAAAGTACGATTGGCACAAGAAAATGGCATGAACATCGGCATAGGCGATACGTTTCATGCCTTAGCCGAGTTTCAAAAGGAAACGTCCAAGGTGGCAAGTTCCATATATGATGAAGCGGAACGACGAGGATGGGACGTGGACATGCAACGCGAGTTCTTCGAAAGAACGATGGACCAGGTGCGCAAGACGCAAGACCTTGGCGTGAAGGAATACCGTGCGACGCGAATAGCGGCAGAAGAGGAATACTACCGCTATGCAAAACAAAAGTTAGAGGAGGATATAGAATATGCCACCGGTGCGCGGAAAACAGAACTGTCAGCAAGGTTGGCGCACCTCAAGAAGGAGTTTAATACGCAGAAGGCGTTGTCGGAAACGTTCTTCACTTGGTTGTCGGAAACACAATCAAGTGAAACACAAAGGCGTTTGGGCACCCTTACTGCCGAAGAACTTAAACATGGGGAATGGCTTACGGGTGAAAACGCGAAATGGGCGACGGAAATGGCCCAGAAATTCTCCACGGAATACGGCGTGTCGTTCGACAGACTTCGTAGTCTTGTGGGGCAAGCGAATACGTGGAAAATCTACGTTCCGGTGTTCTTCCAATATGCACAAGGGTTGTCCGACATCGCAAGAGATTTTGAAGAACGCACAGGTGAACAGGCCACAGCAGAAGTTAAAACTGCAAAAACGGTGTCTGAGATTGTAGATAATGCACGAAAAGAAGAAAAACGGTTGACGGAAGAAGTGCAACGTCTGAAAAACGCCGGCGCGGAAAAGGAGACGTCAATCTTGCATCAACGCTATGTAGAGGCGAATAAGGAACTTCAAATACAAAAGAAAATTCGGAAGGCATATAATGATACGGATGAAGAGAAGGATGACAAGAAAGACCCGTTCGGTGATGCGTTAGCCAAGGAAGTGCAGTTGATTGGCGAAGTGCAGAAACGGTACAAGGAATACCGCAAGATGGGCGTTGATGCCAATACAGCACTTGCAAAGTCTGCGGACGAATATCAAAAATCCATAGAAAACGTCAACAAAGAATTGCAAAAATATGGATTGCAGACGCTTTCGCCTGTTGACTTGGCTAATATGACGCCGCAAGACCTACGTGACTTCTACCAAGAGCAGATAGAAGGTGCGACGAAGACGACAAAGGGAACGGAAGCACTGGAAAAGGCCATCGCCGAGTTGAACGTCGAAATCACAAAGATTGACTACACGCGGATAACCGAAGGGTTGAACAACGAACTGGGCAAACTGAAGGATGAATACGAACTGGGCGTTGAACTTGACGCCACGCCGGAACTGTCCAATGTCTTCATGGATGCAATGGGATTGGACAAGGATGCGATGAACGCACTCCCTCGCGACTTCGAAGGTGTCATGGCACGGATGCAGGACATCATAGACGAGAAGATAGGCGCCGGACGTTTTGACCTTACAAAGAATCTTAACAAGGCAGCGTTTGACGCATGGTTGGAAGCCAACCAACAAGGTATGCCTAAAGTGGATGAACTTGCAGAATCGCTGAACGCATTCCGCGAGTACGCCAACAAAGTGCGCGAGGACGAGACGAAGAAGCAGGTGGAGGAATGGAACAAGTTGCTGGAGAAGTACGCCGAGTACGAATACAAGGTGACGCAGATACAGGCGGAAGCCGAGCGTGAGCGCAACGTGGCACGGAAGAAAGGTGCGTCGCAGGCTATCATGGAAGCCATAGACCGACGCGAAGCACAGCAGTTGGCACAGTT